ACCCAAAGCACGTCCTTTCTGAACAAACGTCTCATTATATCTGTTTACTTCCTTAGAAAGTGTTTCTATAGGATACATTCTTCCATTACGATTCTTGATATTTCCTTGTAAGAAAACACCTTCAATGTATAACTTCTTATTGGCACCTTTACCTTCAGTAATAATTTGTACGTTTGAAATTTCTTCTGTGATAAGTTTCATTGTATAACTTTTTACCTTTATATGTTATTTATAAATTAAGCATTATATGTAACAGTCCAACCTTTACCTTGAAGGTTTGTCAGTGCTGTTTGAGCGGCAGCAGTCCAAGTGGAATATCCGGCATTACTGCCACCGACTATACCTAAAGTGATATTGCTAGCACCATTAGTATCCAAAGAAACTAAAATATTTTCAATAGATTGGGCAGTTAGAGAGCAATTATCAAAAGCATAACTAAAGGCAGTTGATACTAATGTTCCTGTAGTATCAAACATATTTGCGGGGAATGAAGTAAGTGCAGTGCAACCATACCAAGCTTCATAGAAACCAGCAGTAACACTAGAAAAATCTAATTGTGGGAATGAAGTAAGTCCAGTGCAACCATACCAAGCTTGATAGAAACCAGTACCACTAGAAGTATCAATCAGTGGGAATGAAGTAAGTCCAGAGCAACCACGCCAAGCAAGAGAAAAACTAAAACTACTAGAAGTATTCAATAGTGGGAATGTAGTTAGTCCATTACAATTAAACCAAGTTCGATAGAAACTAGTACCACTAGAAACATCTAATTGTGGGAATGAAGTAAGTCCAGAGCAATAAGCCCAAGCACCACTAAAACTAGTACCACTAGAAACATCTAATTGTGGGAATGAAGTAAGACTATAGCAAGACCACCAAGTACTATTAAAACTAGTACCACTAGAAGTATCAATCAGTGGGAATGAAGTAAGTCCAGTGCAATCACGCCAAGCAGTACCGAAACTAGTACCACTAGAAGTATCAATCAGTGGGAATGAAGTAAGTCCAGTGCAACCACGCCAAGCATTAGTAAAATTAGTACCACTAGAAGTATCTAATTGTGGGAATGAAGTAAGTCCAGTGCAATTATACCAAGCACCAATAAAACTAGTACCACTAGAAGTATCAATCAGTGGGAATGAAGTAAGTCCAGTGCAATTATTCCAAGTATTTTGGAAATTAGTAACACTAGAAGTATTCAGTAGTGGGAATGAAGTAAGTCCAGAGCAACCATACCAAGCTTGATCAAAATTAGTACCACTAGAAGTATCTAATTGTGGGAATGAAGTAAGTCCAGAGCAAAAACGCCAAGTATAAGTAAAATTAGTACCACTAGAAGTATTCAATAGTGGGAATGAAGTAAGTCCAGAGCAATCACGCCAAGCACTACTAAAATCAGTTCCACTCGAAACATCTAATTGTGGGAATGAAGTAAGTCCAGCGCAATTGCGCCAAGTATAAGTAAAATTAGTAACACTAGAAGTATCAATATCACTACTAAAAGATGTCATATTAGAAGCACCTTCCCAAGCATCTGATAAGATAGTTCCTAATTGACTTCCACCTGCACCAGAAATTGACGCAATACTGGTGTCGGATACGGCATTATTAAAATATGGACGATAGGTAGATCCTTTTGCAGGAGTTACCTTAATAGTATATTCCCCAGCACTAGAATATGTGTGAGTGGGGTTGTTTGTAGTCAGTGACTCTGTAGTTCCGTCACCCCAATCAACTTCATAATCTACTGTTCCTGTTGAAAGTAGAGTAAATGATGATACAGTCGTTGTTACATACTCTAAGAGTACTTGAATTACAGCAGGAGGACCACCTCTTGAAAATTTTTGAGTCCAAGAATTAAAACCTAAACCTAAAAAAGGATAACTCATAGTTCCTCCTCTGGTTCTAGGTTAGGTTCTTCTGGTTCTACATATCCAAGTTCTTTTGCTCTTGTTAAACCAGATGCCTCATCATCAAACTCTTCACAGTTTGGTTGTCCTGTCGTCATCACACAACCAGCAGGTAGATGATTGAAATGAACTACTTCTGGACCGTGACATACGAACCACTTATCTGCATCAAACGGACCCATTATCAAGCACCTTCATAGACAATTTTAGAAGTTCCTGTGAGTGCTTTTGCATAAACATATGCTGCACCAGCATCATGCGATAGATCTGTAACCGTCTTCTTCATCTCTCCTTCAAATCTGTTATAAACAAGACCTGGGGTATCTGTTGCAATACCAGCACTAATCGTTGAAATAGAAACGACAGCAGGAGTGCTACTTTGGCATTGAAAAGTAATAGTAGTTACATTATTTCCAATAAGAATATATGAACTTGGTGTTAGTTCTGTAGACGCTAATGCCATCAGAGTTCTCCCGATTGATCGTCAAACATGGATGCTCCAACAGTTGGTCTGATAGTATCAATACGTTCTGCTGCTTTTGCATATAAAACGTCTTTGATCCTGTCACTGATATCAGATGCAGAAGAATCTGCTCCGATTAAATTTACAATTTCTTCCATGAAAATTTAATATATCTATATTTGTTATTTATATCTCGGCAGCTTTACCATCCGCATCAACAATTCCACCATCAACCTCTGGTTCCATCGGCACATCACCCATCATACCCTGCTCTCCTTCTTGAGGTAATGGTTCTCCTGTAATAGGATCTACTGAACTTGGATCTGGAATAATTCCATCTTTAATTTCTTGTTCAATCTGATCATCCATCTCAATCATTTCAGCATCTGTCTGACGAAGAACCTTTCTACGTACCCATTCGGTGGAATAATACTTTCCAATATAAGGTTCAATCGTTGCAAGAACACCAAGACGTTCATTCAACATTTCAGTTTCTTTGAGTTCTGCAAACTGATTATCATATAAGAAATCATATTGAATGTGATCACTGATTCTTTCCCAATCTTCTGGTGATACAATATTTTTGAGAATTAATTGAGTTTTCAACATGTCATTAAACATTTGAGCAAATCTCTTTCTCAAACGTCCAACAAACTTGGCAAATTTAAGTTCATCTCTTAAAATTTCAGAAGAACGTCCGAGATTGAAACCTCCATCTGCAGCAATTCTTGACTCAGGAACTCCAAGTGCTCTATAAAGTTTCTTTTGGAAATATTCAATATCGGCAAGTTCTCCAAGATTTTGTCCACCTGGAAGTGTTGAGATTTCAGTTCCTCTACCACCTTCTCTACGAGGAAGCCAAAAATCTTCCATCATACTCATAAATTTTCTATCGTCACGAACTTCACCAGTATTTGCATCATATACTAGTTTATTGCGATATCGCATCATAACATCACGTAGATATTGTTCTGCCTTTACTTTAGGAAGGTTGCCAACATCGATGTAAAAAATACGACGTTCTGGTGCTCTAGATAATCTGTAAATAACCAAAGAATCCTCAATCATACGAAGTTGATTAAGTGCCTTGATTGCTTTATGTAGATAAGAAAGAACGGAACCCTTATTTCTATCTACAAGACCTGAAGTGCAATATGTAATTGCATCTTTTGCAATTTTTGTGCCCTTATTATCCCCACTAGATAAATTGCCTGTCGGATAGTTGGGTTTTGGTGTGTAAATAAAATACTCTTCAATTTCAGGAGCAATTCCGTTAGTTGTTTCATTACGTCCAGGAATATTTGGACCTATAATATTTTTGTCCCTCTTTTTTTCTTGACGAACAAATTTCATTTTCATTGGATCAATATACCTCAGTTCTTTAATTCCTTCCTGAGGTTTTTTTAGATCAATTACTTTATGATAATAGATTCTGCCATCAATATACCAATTTCTGAATATTTCGTGTGACTTATTATCAAAATCTAATATTTCTTTAATATATTTAAATTCATCTCTAATTGCTTTTTTTAACTTGTCTGTTGCGTTTAAATTAGACAATTCAATTTCTACTGGAGAATCGTAAAGGTCACTTACGATTGCTTCATTAACAACATCTTCAATCGCTCCATCACACTCTGGATGGAGAGACATTTCTCTATATCTTCTTATTAAATCAAATTCTGTTCTATATTGACCTTCAATATCTACATACGAACCATAAAATCCACTACTAATATAATTGTCAACCCCGTCCTCATTATTTTGAGGAACGGGGGAAACTATATCTTTGGATTTTTTTTCTGTATCCTCAATAGAAAAACCGAAAAGTTTTGCCATAGTATAAACTGACTAGACTGTTATTTTACTATTTAGCTAATGTTTTCACCACCAGCATCGGAAGTTCTTCCCTTATATGCTTCCCAGTAATGAACTTGCATTTCTACTGTAAACTCTTGGATAGTATCAGTAGTTTCATAGCTCAAATCAATAGATGAGATATTTGTTGGGAAAACATCCTTAAACACATAACTTCTAAGAGTTTCTCCAGTACGATCAAGTTGATGTACTTTAGCATCTACTTGATAATTTGCAGGATCAGTTTCTCCAGTTCCATTATCGAGTTTGTTAATGTAGTTCATCCACTTTTCAAAAGCAGATCTAATATTGAAAGATGTGTCATTGAGAACTGTAATAGTCCAGGTCTCGAATGTTCTATCACCAGCAATTTTTAAAATTCTTCCCCTGAAAGGAATGTCAATTGGTGCTACTGTTGATGCTGGAAGTGCTGCTGCCTTTACCAAAAACCTTGCATTTTCAATAACTTCATTTTCAGATTGAACTGCAACCCCCGAAGGGAAAGTTAATTCCACTTCGAAGAGGTTAGGTCTTGCTCCACCACCTTTTAATTTGCTTTTAAAATCACTGATGGTTCTTAATGGTAAAGTATTTACTTGTTGACGATTTGCCATTGTTTCTTAAACCTCTGAATTAAACGTTACCGATAACTTCTTCAAATGAAACACCAGTTCTGGTGGCAACAAACGTAAGACCAATGAAGTTAATAGATCTTGCGGGTTTAATATAGATATCTGCCACAAACTCATTATTATCTATAACTGCAGCAGTGTTATTTGTCTCATCGCAAACAACAACAAAGTCAAAAATACCTCTCTTTGCTTGAACATCACGAAGGAAAGGTTCTACAATATTTACAAAGTTTGTTCTTGTAATTTCGTCATTGAACTCAAAGAGTTGATCCTTGGCAGCAGCAGAAATTGCATCTTCCAAATAGATAAACAATCTACGAACATTGATACGATCAAATGCTGATGATTTGCCATATCCGGTTTTATCACCAAAGAGAATAATGCCTGAACCAGGTGAGAAAATAACTGGATTAATTCTGTTAGAATATAATCTATCTCTCTGTGCCTTATTAGGTGTATATGCAAGTTTAACTGCGTTCAGAATTCCTCCTCTATTTGTTCCGGCAGGTGAGAACCAAGGGAAGTTATTTGCATCATTTCTTGCACAAAGACCAGCAATATCTCCATTCAGAGGAACATATCTAAAGGTGTTTGCAAATCTATCAAACATATACTTATATCCACTATCAAAAATTGCATAAGTGGATGAAGTAATGGGAGCATAGAAACTGAGAACATTCTCAGTAATATCTGCATCAGATCTAACAGTTACTTCCCTATCATTGGTAGTATCTGTAATCGCAGCACCTCTATATGGTGAGATAAATGCGATTGCATCTTGTCTTTCCTCGGCAACTGCAATACATTTATTTGCAAGTGCTTGTGCTTCTTCTTTACCATATCCAGCAGATCCCATTAGAATGAAATCTACATCATACTTCTCAGTATTTTCAAATAATCCATATCCAGTTACTAATCCATCTAAACCAGAAGTTAGAGCACCAGATGTAGAAAGTTCAGTCTTACCTCCATAGCTTGCACCTTTTTCAAACTTCCCATTATAATTTCCAGTTGCTGCAAAAATAATACCTTCTGCATTTTGATCCCAACCTACATCACTTGCTGGAGTATATCCAGAACTAAATCCTGTGGTTACGATACCTACAGGTGCTGATCCACCAAAGATGTATTGTGAACCAACTTCAATATACTTTCTCCAGTATGAAGGAGAACCTAAAGAATACTCTGCATCTTTTGCTTTTGATAATCCAAGATGCTTCTCAAGAATTGTTCCAGAGTTTCCGGTAACTGTCCCTTCACCATCAACAACTACAACATGAACTTCATCAAATCTAGATCCTCTTGCTGCTGCATACTCCGAAGTTCCTGGACGATCTGCAATTTCATTCCACTTAATTTTAGATGATGAAGTTAATGTAAGTTCTTGTTGATCAAACCAGTCAATAGCTGCCGTTGGAGTCTGTACTGATGATTCTCCATCAAGAAATGTGGTAACAGATACAAACTCAGATCCAACTTTTAAGAATCCACCAGCATTAACTCTATCAGTTCCAAGACCGGATGCAGTTGTTGTTAATCCAACATTTGTTGAAGTCTGAGTAATGTCTGAAGTAAGAGTTGCAATACCGGCAGTTTTTGTTACAAATTTAACTGAGGCACCATCAGAGTGCTCCGCAGCAGATGTTCCTTCCTGACCTCTAGTTACCCCAGTGATTTGACCAACACCAATAGAAGCACCACTGAGAGAAATAATTTCATTTCCAATAACTAAAAACTTCCCTGATCCTACTTCTAAATTTGCGGTAGCAATACCAACAGTTGTAGAACCACTGAGTAAAGGAGTTCCACCAACCTGATCGAGAGTTGGTGTTGATTCTAGAAAATATGCATCTATAGAGTCTCCAGAAGATGCTGTTGCAGCAGTGCTACCTAATGCTCCTCTAGTAACATTTGCTGATGTTGATCCTGCACCGGCTCCAACAAAAGTAGTTACCTCTCCAGCAGAAAATGCGTAATTTCCACTATATTGATAATCTGTAGATGTTTCAGTTCCAGCAGAAGATACATGAGATACAAATTTTACATCAATAGTACCATCACCAACTCCTGTAATAATTCCTTTAAAGTATCCATCTAAGGTAGATGTATTTCCTGCTCCTGCAATGACTGTTCCTGCAGGAACAGATTGAGAAACTCCAAGACCAACAGATAATCCAGTAGTAGAACCAACACTAAGTATTTGATCTGCCTTAGCATCAATAATACCAACTCTCAATCCATTTGCCCATAAACCAGGATTTCTTGCGGCAACTACTACATCAGTAATCGTATTTTCATCATATCCAAGTTCTTCATAATGATCTAAACTTTTGATTTTAATGCTAGCAGCAGCACCAACCATTGCATTTATAAGACCAGTATCATCTGCTCTTACAACACTAAGTGATCCACCATATGCTAAGAAAGAAGAAGCAGTGAGCCAGTGCTCATAGTGCTTATCTGTTCCATATGG